TTGGACTCCAGAAATATCATTTAGTCAATTAGTAGAAGATATGGTGGCTAGTGACCAGATGGTTTAAAGATCCTTTATATGTAAAGTGGAGAAAAGAGGTTTACAAAAGAGATAAGCACACTTGTCAGTGGCCGGGGTGTACTATCAAAAAACGATTAAATGCCCATCACATAGTTAGGTGGGCAGACAATCCGGCACTAAGGTTTGTTGTAGATAATGGTATCACACTTTGTTATCTTCATCACAAAATGATAACTGGCTTAGAATCGGTATATGCTGCGGTGTTCTTTAAAATAATAGCGGAAAAGAAAAATGAGCGTTAATTACAATAACTTTAAAGTCATAATAGATACTAGAGAACAACAGCCGTGGGAGTTTGAGAGAATAGCGTATGCTAATCGCAAACTCGATACTGGAGATTATAGCGTTGAAGGATACGAAAATCTATTGTGCATAGAACGAAAGAAGAGTGTTAGCGAGATTGCTAATAATGTAACGGAAAAAAGATTCAAAGATGTTATTGAAAGAATGAAACAATATAAGTATTCATTTTTAATACTAGAATTTGATCTTGAAGATATTTATCGATATCCGGTGGGATCAAATGTACCAAAACGTATGTGGAATAGACTAAAGATTACTCCGGGCTTTATTATCAAGAATCTACTAGAACTTCAGCTTCAGCATAATATACACGTTGTATTTTGTGGAGATGCTAGCAATGCCTCTAAGATTGCACTCACCCTAATGAAAAAAGTATATGAACTCGAATATAGAGAAGAAACTAATAACGTTTGACAATGCGTGGTTGGGGTTAGGCGATATTGATCTTATCGATATTGGTCGCAACACCTTACTAAATCGCACAGAAGACGAAATAGAAAATCCTGATCGTCATTTAATTAGGGTATTGCGAGATCCTAAATATGTCGGTGCCAAGTTTAAGATGATGTATGGATATGAACTACACCCAATACAGTGTGGTATTCTACAAGAGTTTAGTATTCGTGCTTTTCCAATGTATATTGCTAGTCGTGGTTGGGGTAAGTCTTTTCTATTAGCCGCCTACGCTATGGATAAGGCTGCTTTTTATCCGGGAACCAAGATAGTTATTGTTGGTGCTGCTTTTCGTCAGAGTAAAATTGTTTTCGAATATATGGAGGCTATGTGGAGAAATAGTCCAATTATTCGTAGTATCTTTAGCGGTAACGAAGACGGACCAAGACGAGACGTAGATAGATGCACTATGAGGTTAGGCGAAAGTATTATTACTGCCATCCCTCTTGGCGACGGAAACAAAATTAGAGGTTTACGAGCGCATATTATTATCGCGGACGAGTTCGCGTCTATTGCTCCAGATATTTATGAAACGGTTGTTCAGGGCTTCTCCGCTGTTAGTGCTAGTCCTATTCAAAATGTTAAAGAACAAGCTAAAAAGAAAGCGATGATTGAACAGGGATTATGGAACGAAGAACTAGAAAAATTGAATATTAAGATGGGTAATCAATCAATAATCTCTGGTACAGCAGATTATGACTTTAAGCATTTTGCTGCGTATTGGAAAAGATATAAGGGGATTATCGAGAGTAAGGGAGATAAGAGAAAACTAGAAGAACTATTTCAAGGCGAAGTTCCAGATAACTTTAACTGGCGAGACTTTAGTATTATTCGTTTACCATACGAATTAATTCCCAAAGGCTTCATGGACGATAAACAAGTGGGCAGAGCAAAAGCCACAGTTCATGTTGGTATTTACAATATGGAATACGCGGCCTGCTTCGTTAAAGATAGTGAAGGATTCTTTAGAAGAACTCTTATCGAAAGTTGTGTTCCTTCCGATAATAAGCCTATCTATATAGAAGGTAAACCAGTATCGTTTGATGCTGTTACTGTTGGTAATCCTCTATATACTTATGTTTATGGAATAGATCCGGCTAGTGAAAAAGATAACTTTAGTATTACAATATTAGAGATTCATAATAATCATCGTCGCATAGTTTACGAATGGACTACTAATAGAGGTAATTTTAAAGACAGACAAAAAGCGGGAACTAGTAACGATCACGATTTCTACGCTTTCTGTGCTAGGAAAATTCGCAACTTAATGAAAGTGTTTCCTTGTCATCGCATAGGGATGGATGCTCAGGGTGGAGGCATAGCAATCGAAGAAGCTCTACACGATCCTAGTAAGCTAGAAGATGGAGAACTCTTAATTTGGCCTATTATTGATTACGATAAAGGTAAAGATACTGATGATCAGCAAGGATTGCACATATTAGAAATGGTGCAATTTGCAAAGGCAGATTGGACTAGTCAGGCTAATCACGGATTAAGAAAAGACTTAGAGGATAAAGTATTGTTGTTTCCTAAGTTTGACAATCTATCACTGGGACTAGCTTTAGAGAAAGAAAATAGAAGTATTATGGATAGTGACCTTACTCCTTTATACGACAGTGTTAGCGAATGTATTCTAGAAATAGAAGAACTGAAAAACGAGTTAACTACTATCGTTATGACCCAAACTAGTACCGGCCCGAACGCTAGAGACAGATGGGATACCCCGGATGTTAAGATGCCAAATGGCAAAAAGGGTAAGCTTAGAAAAGACCGATATAGTTCATTATTAATAGCAAATATGATAGCCCGACAAATGACTAGAACTTTACAGCCTATCGAGTATAATATGATAGGAGGAAATCGAGCACTTATAGAAGGCAAAGCTCAAGGACAACTCTATAGAGGACCAGAATGGTTTACTTCAGCCGTTAATGAGGACATATATGGCGGAGTTTATAGAAATTAGTGTATAATTGGTTAATCGCACCACATTCATATTACATTACAATTAGAAAATATTATGGCTAAAAAAAGATATCCTAAGAGTGAAGTTATAGCTCATGCTAGTCTAGAAGGCGCAGAAGCATATGTTGCTTGGGGAGAAGACCTAGGTAGTAAAACAGAAGCTCTTAAGAAATCGTCAGAATCTCTATCAGAATATGGTCTTGTAGACAAAGCCACTGGTAGTCGTAGATATGGTGTGGATTTTAGTAATCTAACTACTAATACCGGCGGTCGTCCCGGCTTGACTCGTGCCGATTACGAGTTTTTCCGTCCAGACGAAGCTGTTCCACAGCAAATCAAAGCAATAGGACGCAAAGCCGAAGATATCTATTACAAGGTAGGATTGGTTCGTAATGTTATTGATTTAATGTCGGATTTTGCCGTACAAGGAATTATGCCAAGTCATAGAAATAAGCGTATCGAAAGATTCTATAGACAGTGGTTCAAGAAGGTGGAAGGCAAAGATCGTAGCGAACGCTTTCTTAATAATTTGTATAGAACTGCCGCTGTTGTTATGAATCGACAAACAGCAAAAATTAGTGTTAAAGTGGCCGAACAACTCTATAAGAGTATGGGCGCTCCAGATATGTATGTGGATAGCATAGAAAGCTTCAAGACCGAAAAAAGAGAGATTCCTTGGAAGTATACTTTTATCGATCCGTTATGTGTGGAAGTTGCTGGCGGAGCAATGGCATCGTTTGTGCAAGATAAAAGGTATCAGATTATAATTCCGGCACAACTAAGAAAGCTAATCAATAGTCCCAAGACAGATCTTGAAAGAGAGATCGTTGCCAAGCTACCAAAAGATATTCTGGAAGCAGCAAAAGCTAAAAAGGCTTATCCTCTAGATCCAGCTAAAACTATAGTATGTCACTATAAAAAAGACGATTGGCAGAGTTGGGCTTATCCCATGATCTATAGCATTATGGACGATATTTTTATTGTAGAGAAACTTAAGCTAGCAGACTTAGCCGCTCTAGACGGTGCTATTAGTAATATTCGCATATTCAAGCTCGGTAGTTTGGAACACAAGATTGCTCCAACCAGAGCCGCCACAGCAAAACTAGCTGAAATTTTAGGCAATAACGTTGGTGGTGGAACAATGGATCTAATTTGGGGTCCAGATATTGAATTACTAGAAAGCAAAACCAGCGTTCATCAATTCTTGGGATCGGAAAAATATATGCCGCATCTCAATAATATTTACGCAGGACTAGGTATTCCTCCAACTCTTACTGGCACTTATGGTGCTGGTGGAACCACAAATAATTTCATTAGTCTCAAGACAATGACACAACGACTTCAATATGGTCGTGATGTTATTACAAAGTTCTGGGAGAACGAATTTGTAATTGTTCAAAAAGCTATGGGATTTAGTCATCCAGCTAAACTAGAATTTGATAGAATGGATCTTAGTAACGAAGATGCCGAAAAAGCCCTACTTATTCAATTAGCGGATAGAAATGTTATTAGTGACGAATTACTACAGAAGAGATTTGGTTTTGATCCAGATATGGAGAAGTCCAGACTAAACCGCGAACTAAGAGAAAGAAAAGGCAACCGAATGGTTAGAAAGGCCGGTCCTTGGCACGATCCACAAATTGAAAATTCTCTTAAGAAGATTGCTTTACAGGGCGGTGCCGCCACTCCAAGTCAAGTTGGTTTGGAAATGGATAAGAAGAAAGCTGGAGAAAAAACGATTCTGGAAATGAGACAAGCTACTATGCCAACTAAATTGGCAAAAGATTCGCCAGAATCTTTGCCGGGAGTATCTGGTGAAGGTCGCCCAAAGACCAGTAAAGATTCGACGAAGCGCAAAGAAAAAACATTCAAGCCCCGCACAGGAGCTAGCTTGAATATATGGGCCAGCGAAGCACAAGATAAAATTAGTCAAATAATAAATCCCATAATGTTAGATCTGTATAATAAGAAAAACTTAAGAAGTTTGGCTAATACCGAAAGTGACGAACTAGAACAAACAAAAACAAAAATTCTATTTGGCTTAAAACCATATAGTAAAATTACTGAAGATTCTATCAAAGAAGCTTTCGCACAAATATCTGATAATGCTCTATCTACTAAGTTAAATGAGTTTAAGTCATATGCTAGCGAAATTAGTAGAGATCTAGATAGAGATCTAACTGTTGACGAAAATAAGCAAGTAAAAGCCTCTTTCTATAGTATGGTGTATAGTCAAGAATAACCCACATTATAAGAGATAAATTATGCAAATTTTCCCACAAGAAATCGCCGACGGATTAGAACACCAGATCAGATCTTCTGCATCAATTCTAATCGCTAGTCAGGCAGAACCGTCTGACGAAAACTACAATACTATTTTGAGAGATCATTTTAAGAGCATAGCGTCTTATGATGACAAAGACTTGTATTATACTAAGAGTATTTTAGTTAGTTCGTCTTGGAATAAAAACGACGATATTTTTGACAAAGCAGAAGTATGGATTGCAAAAAATACGCCAGAAGATAAGCCAACTAATCTAGACCATGATGAATCGCTAATAGTTGGTCACATGATCTCTAGTCTTCCAGTAACAGAAGATGGTAAGATTATTGCGGAAGACACTCCTTTAGACCAGCTTCCAGATAAATTTCATATTCTAGCAGGATCGGTAATTTACAAAGCTTTTAGTAATCCAGAATTAAGAGAACGGGCTTCTAAGCTTATTGCCGAAATTGAAGATGGTACAAAATATGTTAGTATGGAATGTTTATTTAAGGGATTTGATTATGGAGTTATGGATAGTGCTGGAAATTATAAGGTTCTAGCCAGAAATGACAATACTGCATATTTAACCAAATATCTAAGAGCATATGGTGGCGCCGGAGAGCATCAGAACTATAAAATTGGCAGAGTACTAAGACAAGTAACTTTTACTGGAAAGGGCTATGTTGATAAGCCAGCCAACCCCGACAGTATAATTATTCTAAATAGTCCTGCTGAAAAAAATAGCGAATTGGCCGAATCGGGTGTATCTATTTCTCAGTCAAACTTTAACGTGGAGACAAATACTATGAGTTTAGAAAAAGAAGTTGCTGAAATCAATGTCAAGCTTGATCAATTAGCAACTGCCACAGCAACAAAAGCTAGTGTAGAAGAACTACAAAGTACTATCAAGGCTTACGAAGAAAAGGTCGCTGCACTAGAAGCCGATAAGGTTGCTCTAGCCGGTGGCGCAGAAGAGTACAAGAAGAAAGCCGAAGAAGAGTACAAGAAGACTAAGTCTGAACTAGAAGCTGCTCTCGAAACTATTGCCGCATATAAGGGCAAAGAAGAAGAGATGATGAAGAAAGAAAAGAAGATGAAAAGAATGGCTTCTCTTGTGGAGCTAGGTGCCACAGCAGAACTCGCAGAAAGTACAACAGACAAGTTTGAAGCTCTTGACGACTCCTCTTTTGAAGCTATGACCTCTCTTCTAGCTGCTACAAAGCCAGATTGGCTTAAGAAGAAAGAAGAAGACAAGATGAAGAAAGAAGATAAGAAAGCTGCTTCTTCGGAAAACACCGATCCATCTGTTCTAGAAACTGTGGAAGTTGAAGATGGTGGAGTTGATCTTAGTGTTGGTTCTACAACAACTTCGGAAGAAGATGCTGTTCATTCAACTCGCGCTGAACTCGTCGAATTTGTTTGTGCTAGACTCGGCAAAAAACTTAATAAGGGAGAATAACAAATGGCTCTAAAACCTGATCGTATCGAACTTCTAACTGATATCAGTTTCTTCATGAACACAACCGCAGAACGTGGTGGTATTGCAACAGTTGTTGTGTCCTCAAGTGGTAGTGGCGTGGCTATGGACGATGCTGGTGCTGTTGTTGCATATAACACTACCGGTAGCGGTGCAAGACCGGTTGGCGTTCTACTTAACGACGTTGTAAACTATGACCTAACTCGTCAGCATATCAACTGGTATAAAGACGAAATGCAAGTTGGTGGCAAGGTAACCCTTCTCCGCCAAGGTCAAGTCACAACTAACTACATCACTCCCGGCGCTGTTCCTGGCCCCGGTCTTGATGCTTATGTTAACAATAGTGGCTATGTTGGTGTTACCGCCGGTGGTGGCACTAAGGTTGGTCAATGGCTCAGTGCCAAAGACGCCGATGGTTATGCCAAGCTTTCAGTCAATATTACTTAATTCTAAAGGGAGATTACACAATGTCTGATAAAGTATTTCAACCAACCAAAGAACTAACTGATCTTCTTATCCGTTCTGGTTCTGCTAGAAAAGAAGAGTCCGTTTCTGCTAATGCAGAATTTGCAAAGGCATTAGAACTTCCTCTTCGTCAGGGTGTTCTTAACGGAAATATTCTTGACGGCATTTTTGAACCAATCACATTGGCTCAGAGTGCTACTCCTGAATTTCCTCTTGATCTTCTAGCTCCCGGAACAGAAAAGGATTTCGTTGCTTATACAATTCCTAATCACGGTTATGTGCCAGAAAAGCACGTTGAAAGTGATTACGTCATGGTTCCAACCTATGACGTTGGTGCTAGTATCGATTATCTTCTAAAGTATGCCCGCGACGCCCGTTGGGACGTTGTTGGTCGTGCTATGGAAGTTCTCGAAGCGTCTTTCGTCAAAAAGATGAACGACGACGGCTGGCACACACTTCTTGCTGCTGGTCTTGATCGTAATATTGTTGTGTATGATGCTGATACAACAGCCGGTCTTTTCAGCAAGAGACTCGTTTCTCTTATGAAGACTGTTATGCGTCGAAATGGTGGTGGTAACTCTGCTAGTACAAACCGTGGTATGCTAACAGACCTTTATGTTAGTCCAGAAGCCATGGAAGATATTCGCAACTGGAACGTTGATCAAGTTGACGAAATCACTCGTAGAGAAATCTATACCGCTGCTGACGGAAGTGTTAATCGCGTGTTTGGTATCAATCTCCATGATCTTGATGAACTTGGTGAAGGTCAAGAATACCAACTCTACTACACTAGTGCTCTTGGTGGCTCCCTACCCGGAAGCAAGGTCGAACTAGTTGTTGGTCTTGATCTCCGTAAGAGAGATAGTTTCATCATGCCAATTCGTGAACAGGTTCAAATCTTCGAAGACGATACACTTCATCGTCAGAAGAGAGCCGGATTCTACGGATGGGCTGAACAGGGCTTTGCGGTTCTCGATAATCGTAGAGTTATCCTCGGCGCTCTCTGATTCTCGTTATAAACCAATCGGTTTAGGAACCGCTCCTTTCACGAGGGGCGGTTCTTTTTTTGTACCTAGGGTGTATTAATAGATAAATATCCATTTTCTATATAGGGGATACTATGGGAGCAGCAAGTTATAATTTTAGCATAGAACAAGGATCTTCTTATAGTTTTGTATTGGTATACAAGGACGCTGATGGAAATGTGGTTGATCTAACGGATTGGTGTGGCAGAATAACGTGGAAAACTAATAGTAATGATACTATAGTATTCACCACAGGACATAACGGTGCCGACTATCGGTTTACTTTAGATGGACCAAATGGCAAGTTTACACTATTGTGGCCCGCCGCCACAACCAACGGCTACACATTCAATACTGCAAAATATGACTTTGAATTACAAAGCCCCGACGACTTTTATGCTGGCGGAGGGTTTTTTACAGAAAGAATACTCTATGGTACTGTAACTATAACTAAGAGATTTAGCCAGAGTACAACCGCTCTGGAGTGCCAAACATGACAGATTTTAATATCGAAATCATACAACAACCGTCGTACTCTTTAGATGTTACAACGGGAACTAGCGGGGTAGATTCGCCAACAGTAGAAGTAGTTACTTCTGGAGGAGTTTACTTAGAAGTTAGTAATAGAGACAAGATACTTCCTAGTGATTTTCCAGATACTTATCCTATAAGCTCGACTACAGGATTATTGCCTATAAGTAGAGTTAGTGGATTATATTCTGGTTCAGGAATAGTATTTTCATCGGGCTTAGACGGCTCCTTAACGATAAATGCGCTTGCTCAAAATATCACTCTATCGGGAACGAGTGGTATCTCTGTAAGTCAGAGCGGAAATTTATACACAATATACACGACTGGAACATTTGGACTTAGTAGCTCTCAGATACAAAGCTTATTAAATAGTGGAGTATCTATAAATGTAATATCTGGTACAGGTAATTTTAATTCACTCTCTATAAGCGGAACTCCTGTTAGCGTTAGCGGCCACTCCCATATCGCCTCATCAATAACTGATTTTAATTCTAGCGTTAGTGGACTACTACCAGTAAAAAATATATTGGGCAGCGGATACGCTTCTGTAGCGTCTTCTGGAGGCGTTTTTACAGTATCAGTCACAGGATTGCAGCCTAGTGGAAACTATAGCTCTAGCGGACACCAACATATTGCTAGTGATATAACAAACTTTAATTCTTCTGTTAGTGGTTTATTTCCCATAACAAATATAGTAGGTATTAGTGGAGCTTCAGTAACCTCCAGCGGAACAACGTTTACGGTCGCCGTAACAGGATCTTTTGGACTAACAACATCTCAAATCCAATCTCTACTTAATAGTGGGGTTAGTATTAGTGTTACTGGAGGAACTGGCAACTTTAATTCTCTCTCAGTGAACTCTGTTCCAGTTAGTACTAGCGGCCACTCTCACCTATCCTCTTCAATTACTGACTTTAACACATCTGTTAATAATCTTATCTCTGTAAAGAATGTGTCGGGCAGTGGTTATGTTAATGTTCTAGCTACTACTGGTAATTATATTATTTCTGTTAGTGGTCTACAGCCTAGCGGCAATTATAGTGTTAGCGGACATTCTCATACAGTATCCGATATCGTTGATTTTGCTAGTGGAGTTAGCGGAGTATCCACAATTAAGGGATTAGTTGCCGGATATGATGTGTCAATTAGTGGGACTAGTGGAATCTATACGATTAGTTCTACGAATCTTGTTCATGTTGATAGTCAGCAACCACAGGGATTCGTTAATAGAACTGACAGTAGAATTAGTGTTAGTGGAAACGTATTTAGAATAGAACCCACAGGAAGTTCGTATAGTTATTATAATAAAGGCGTCAAAGTTGTTAAAACTAGTGGCGATATTTTAACTATACCAAATCTTACCCAAATTAACTATATTCATTTTGACACTGTTAATAATCAAATATCAAACAAAACTACAGGTTTTGATTTTAATACTGATATTCCTATCGCATATATATCTTGGAATAGCGGAGTTGGCCCTAGTGGTCAAATGAGTTTCTTTGCCGAAGAACGTCACGGTATTGTGATGGATACTAGCACTCATAAGTGGATTCATAATACATTTGGTGCCCAATATATTGATGGCTTGAGCATCGGTAGTTATGTTTTAGGTGGAGATGGATCTAGTAACACTCATGCGACCATATCAATTGGTAATGGCACTCTTTATCAAGAAGATATCGAAATAAATATTACTGATAGTTCTAGTGCTGATCCATTCTGTCAAGAGTTAAGTCCAATTGCTCAAATTCCTGTTTATTATCATGAAGGAAGTACTGGTCAGTGGGTTAAGAATACCGCCACGAACTATCCTGTTAAATATGGTGCTAATGGACCGCAATATAACCTATTAACCGCTGGAAATTGGACAACACCCGATGTTAGTCCCGGTGGACAAACAAGATATTTTGCAGTATGGATTCTTGCAACTAATCAGATTGATGATCCTATAGTGAGTATTATGGGTCAAAGAATTGATAGCAATCAAGGATCTGCTGAAAGTAATAATTCTTGGAGTGATATTAATCTTACTAATCTTCCATTAAGCGAGCTTAAGCCTCTTTACCGATTAATATTTGCTGGCGATAGTGATTATACAAATGATCCTAAATGTACTTTACTCAGTATTCTTGATATACGGGTAGCCGTAATTAGTACTATTGCTGGAATTTCTCAAAATGATCATGGAAGCTTATTCGGATTGGGCGATGATGATCATTCCCAGTATATCCATATAGACAATGTACGAACCATTAATGCAATCCATACTTTTCAAAACGGTATAACTTTTGATGGAAATGGCACTCAGACCGTTGCATATCTTCCGGGATCTGTTGCTATTAGCGGCGGATCGGGTAACTTCTCAACTTTACAGGTTGGAGGGACTAATGTTAGTATTAGCGGCCATTCTCACACTTTGACAATCGGTAGCGGATCAGGAATAGCAATAACTTATGATAGTTCACAAACTCTTAATATCATAGGATCTGGCAATTCCGAAGTTTCGTATAATAATTCTAATAAGACCGTTTTAATAAGTTCTCCTACGGCAAATAGAGGCTACGAGGTTCTTGGTTCTGGTAAGAGCGTATTCGCTGTTGATAATGGTTATGCTGTTGGAAATATAGATGTTTTCTATAACGGTGTAAAATTATTGAACGGAAGCGATTTTACCGCGACCAACGGAACAACTTTCGCTCTGGCCGTTTCGGGAATAGCTGGAGATGTTGTAGAGTGGGCTTGTTTTACAGCTTCACCCAGATATCAGGTAGTAATGGGAGAAGTAAGAAGTGACTTTGTTAGCGGAGTTAATTATATAGGAAATGCACTTCAAGGATCAAGCGAAAGCGATAGCGTTTGGAGAATTAAAAAGACTACTATAAGTAGTGATGGAGCGATACTCAGTAATCTTACCGCGACTAATGTAAGATGGACAGATAGACTCATAGAGACATACGTTTAAGGAAATATTATGGCAACTATAGCAGCAACAGGAAACGGACTGTGGAGTTCTTCTGGCGTTTGGACTAGCGGACTAATTCCAACTAGTGGAGATATTGCGGTAATAAACAATAGAACGATAACTTTAGACTCTGATATTTATGTAGATCAAATAAGATTTGATGGAGCGAGTTTTGGATTGACCGCAGGAGGAACAATCCTTCCAGTTAATTATACTATTAATGCTAATTTTATAATCGGTGGAGGAGCTACCCTAGGTTCTGTAAATCTTAGTCCGAATATAGACGTTAATACCACTGGAACCACAACTATCAACTGCGTTAATTTATATGGTAATACTAGTAATAGGACCACAATTATACTAAATAATGACTCGGGAAATCTCATAGTAAATTCTAATTACATATATGGAGGTTCATCAGCAGTAGTTAAAAATACTTCATTGGGAATAGTTACTATCAATGCAAGTACAATAGTGGGAGCCCTTCTTTATACAACCGATGTTGGACATATAGCTAATATTTCTAATGGAACAATGAACGTAAACTCTGTGAAAATAACTAATGGCGTTCTAACAGGTGGATTTGCAAATCCAACAGTTACTAATAATAGTAATGGGATCATGAATATTCGTGGAAATTTGATCAGTGAAAATACCGATACTTCAGCCACTAATTTTGTAGCAAGAAATTCTAGTACTGGAATAATGAATATCTTTGGAGAAATTAACCCTTTTATCAACAACGTTGTTAACAATGCCGCTGGCGGAACTATTAATGTTAGCGGTATCGTTAGAGGAACACGATCTCCTTCTCTTACAAGGGTAGGAGTAACCAACTCCGCATTAGGAACAATTAATGTTACCGGGATTGTTACCGGGGCCGCTATTGGCACAGCCAGCACAACCGCAGGAGCGGGAATACAAAATGTTTCTGGTGGAAGGGTAAATGTTGTGGGGAATGTGATTATGGAAGGTGGCGGCACATTGGTGGCAAACGCGGCGATTCTTAATAGTAGCGTTGGTACGGTAGTAGTTAGCGGAAATGTTATCGGACCAAATGTTAACTCTAGTCCGGGCATACATAATGCTAGTACGGGATCGGTTTATGTTTACGGAAATGCTACGGCGGGAAGAACCGGACCCGCTGTGAGAAATGCTAGTACGGGTTATGTTTATGTTAAACGGGCCATTGGAAATGACTTTGGATTAGGCTCAGTAGGAGTAGCTTATACAGCAGCTTTATTGAATGATCTTACGGGTCCGTGTTATATAGAAGAATTTGAGTGCGGGCCTAGAGGAAGTTTTCCTCTTGGTGGAGTAATAACGTTAGAAGATAAAACTAGTAATGTGGCCGTTGTGGAACTTTCTACGGGAGCTATGAAAACATTAGCAGATCCAGCATCTAATAGCGGGCTACTACCTAGCGTTAATGATGTTAGATTTGGCACGGTCTATAATAGCGGAGTTCTAACCGGAACTATGATTGTACCAAACGCTAATAGTGTGAGCTACGGAGTGCCTGTGGATAGCGGCGTTGGAAATGCGGTTCTTACTGGTGCGGATTTTTGGAATTATTTGAGTAGTAATATAGCAACAAGCGGAAGCATAGGAAATCGACTTAAGAATTGTTCCACGGTAGAAACTGTGGGCAAACAACTGGAGAACTCGTTGAGTTAAAAATATGGCAACAATATTAGCGGCAAATAACGGAAACTGGAGTGCTAGCGGCACATGGACAGGAGGAATAATTCCAACAACGGGAGATATTGTCGTTGCTAATAATAGAACCGTAACAGTAGATGTTAATCCTAGAGTATCACAAGTCCGTAATGATACCACCGGAGGAGCAACAACGGGTGGAACATTCGTTTTATTGTCCGGAGTAACTCTTTCTGCCGATAACTTTTTTGGTGCTACTACTAATTGTGTTCTTTTTAATTCTGCTGGAACAGCAATATTATCTGGTATTGTGAATCCTAATAATACTGTAAACACTATTAATGTTGGTACGGTTATAAATCTCGGAGCAGGAACATTAATACTAAATGGAACAGGTATAGGTCCGAGTACTAGTTCAACAAATTCAACTATTGTGAACCTTAACGGAACCTTAATAATTAATGGGGCTGTTTCTGGAGGAGCGGGAAATAGCGACCAAAGATGTGTATATGCACCTGCGGGTGCAATTGGTACAATCATAATAAACGGAAATGTTGCTAATTCTACAGGCGGTCCCGCTGTTCAGATTTTGGGCGGATCTGTTATTATAAGCAGTGGAACTATTACTGGTGGAACTGTTAATAATACGGTATCAATTAGTTCACCAGCTTCTGGAATTATTAATTCGAATATTATTGGACCCACTCCCACCTCAACATCCGCCTGCGTCCTTTTTAGTTCCCCCTCAACACTAATAGTTAATGGAGAGGTAAGAGGAGGAGTAGCGTCTGGACCAGCATTACAGAATTCTAGCGTCGGAACTGTTATAATTAACAATACGGTAACCGGGGGCATCGCGGGTGTTGGTGTGCTTAACTCTTCCACCGGTTCTGTAATCATTAATGCGACAACAATTGGTGGTTCTGGACAAAATGGCTCAAGTAATTCTTCGACCGGTTCGATATTCGCCAGACTAGCAAAAGGAAACTTTTATGGAATTGGTTCCAGTGGGGCAGCAAACGTGGCTGTGGGACTAGCTAATCTTAGTTTTGGACCTTGTTATGTTAGCGGAATAGAGTTTGGAGACAGAGGAGCTTGTCCGGTTTTTGGACCAGTTCAATTCTTAAATAGTCTGAATAATATCTCCGTAATGTATCGACCTTCCGGTTTAAGTAAAAAGATTCTATTAGATGTTAACAACGTTAGCGGGCTTTTGCCACAAACAATCGATGTTAGAAAAAATGTGGTTTATAATCTGGGTAATAATATTGGCTCGTTAAATATGCCATCTTCTGGTAGTGTGGCACTCGGAGTCGCGGTCGATAATACCAGTGGCGTTGCTATTTTGAGCAATCCGGGTCAAATATGGGATTACGCTACCAGCAATATTAGTGGTGTAAACAGTATTGGAAATCGACTCAAGAACTGTTCTACTGTGGAAAATCTAGGAACTCAACTATCCAACGCTCTAAGCTCTATTACTCCGTAGGAGAATTAAATGACCAAAGCATATAAAAATGCGGTATTAGCAACCTCCATAACAGCATCCGGCGTTAATAGCGACGTTGAGGGAAATCTTAGCGTTCAGAATACCGGGGTAGCACTAAGCGGCCATACTCATACTGTTAACCAAATTACAGACTTTAATAGTTCTTTAGTATCGTCTTTGAGCGGAACATACGGATTAACAAGCGGATCAGTTTTCCCCACAGGATTAACAGCATCTACCGTGAGGATAGGATCAGCAGTTTTAACGCCAGCGTTAGCGTCCGGAGCAATTAACGCTATCAATTTTTCGAATTTATATTTGTGGAGTACCTTCAGATAAGGAGAAGTTAATATGGCAACTAGTCCATCGTTCGCAGTAACACCCAGAATTGGTATAGCTCAAGTATCAGCGGCCAATACCGCCCGTGACGGATCTGGTACTGTTGTTACTGTATTAATCGGAGCATCAACAGGAACCAGAATAGCAGAGGTTGTGGTTCAAGCGGCGGTAACAACTACCGCTGGTATGGTACGACTATTTCTTACAAACGGGGTAACAACCAGAATGTTTGACGAAATTAGTATCGCTGCCGCAACAGTATCCGCAACCGTTAAAGGCACTCGTGTTAGCACAACCTATAACAATCTTGTTTTACCAGATAGCACATGGAGTTTGATTGCTAGCACACACAATGCTGAAGCTATAAATGTTATGGCGTTGGGGGCAGATCTGTGAATAACGGGATACTAGCTCCTCAACCATTTTCAGCCGCCGTTGACCTTATGGGCATGGCAATAGAGCCATTGTTGGGAAACGCACAACCAACACCAGTTCCTTATCATTATCCTCAAAGTTATGATTTTAGGATTGGTAATAGTGATGGAACAAGTAGTGAAGATTATGTTTTAGTAATAGACACATCGAAAGGAACTAGCACCACCATATTCTTAACAATAAATGGTTTTAACGGTGGATATATGACCATAGACTGGGGAGACGGAACTAATGGATGTTTAACTCCATTGACTGGTGTTACTAGAAGACCGGGAAGTTACGAAACAAGACTAGAATTTGTCACAGTCGGTGCCTCTTTTGCTGTACCTCATGTATATTCCAAACATGGAATTTATAGAATAATTGTAAAAGGAATATTCTTGATATCGGGAACTTTTCTCGTACCCGCTCCTCAACCTTCTCCAGCATCAGTCTTAATATCAGTAGAATCTTTTGGTAAAGAAACTAATAGAATAAGCTCAATAAATTATAATGGAGCGACTAATTTAACTTATGTTCCTCCATATCTTCCTAGAACTGTTACTTCTTTATTCAGTGCTTTTGCAAACTGTTCTAATTTAAATCAAAAGGAAATAGCAACATGGGACGTTAGTAGAGTAACTAGTTTTCAGACAACATTCCAAAATGTTACAAAATTCCCTATAGAGGGAGATTGGAATTGGAATACTTCAAGCGGCAGTATGTTTCAAACGTTCAGTGCGGCAAGAATAAATAGAATTAATTTTAACAGATGGACTTTTTCAAACTTACTTCAAAGTTTTATTGGGGCAATTATAAATGATTGTTCCTTTACAAGCTGGAGCGGAGCTGATGCTAGTTTTGCATTTAATAATGCTACATTAAACAACTGCACTTTATCTGGATGGAGAATAACAAGTGCTGCTAATAATATGTTTGCCGCCAACCTCATCGTATCTAATATCCATGTGCCTAGCTGGGATTTAAGAGGAACAACAAACTGTTCTAGTATGTTTGCGGGTTTTAATGGAAGTAAAAGTGGATTAAATGATTGGAATGTTAGCGGTGTTACTAATATGAGTAATATGTTTTCTGCTGGTTCTGATTTTATGACTGCCGATTTATCCAATTGGGATATTAGTAAGGTTACTAATTTTCAGTTTTTTATGTTGAGAGGAGTAGCATTCTCTCCTGTTCCTGATGCTAGGATAACAATAAATAATTGGGGAATACCATCTGGAGCAATATTAACAGGAATGTTTGGTGATCCGGCGGGTAATAAATTTGCGTCTTTATCAGGATGGAGTTTTGGAGGAAATAGTGCGGCAAGTATGTTTGCGGGCTTTAATTACACCTCATCGCTCAATAGGTTAAGAATTGATCTTAGCTCATGGGATACTAGTGGAATTAATAATATGAGTCGAATGTTTTACGGCATAGGCTCAGAACTATCTCTTGGAGATTTGAGTCAATGGAATACCAGTAACGTAACCGATATGAGTGGTATGTTCCAATTTAGTCGCAATTTTAACAGTAGTGTTTCTGGGTGGGATACTAGTAAAGTAACTAATATGAGTTCTTTATTTTACGATGCATCAAGCTTCCTTGGCTCTGGATTAGAAAACTGGAATACAAGTAATGTCACAAATATGAATAGTATGTTCTATATGGATAGTAATAGGGGTCCAAATGCTAATTTAAGTGGGTGGAATACTAGTAAAGTCACAAACATGGCGAATATGTTTGTGGCGAACAATAATTTTATACATCGTTTTGCCGGATCAGGAATAGATAATTGGAATGTTACTGGAGTTACTACCATAAACGGTATGTTTAATAGTAATAACGCTATAAATACTACTCTAAGATGTAATCTTTCTGGATGGAATCTTTGTAATTGCACAGACATGACAAACTTTATGCGTAATTGCAATATTGGAAGCGGAAACTATGATATACTATTAAATTCATGGGAAGCATCATCAACCGGTAATCCCATCAAACCTTGGGCTACTGGCATAAATGTTAATTTCGGCTTTGCAAAATATACCGCTGCTAGCTCTGGTGCCAGACAAAGATTAATAAATTATGGATGGACAATAACCGATGGAGGGTTCCAAGCATGACTTCGCAAATTATTTTTCCCAAAGAACCAACATACTGGATACTGTCGGATGGAGCGTCTTATTATGACGGACTTACTCCATCTAATTGTGTTACAACAGTTGGTGCTGGTACTACAGTTTATTGGATAGGCACAAATCATCAGGAATATGTTCAAGCTTGTTTAGATTTGGGAATAACTCCGCGAAACCCCAGTGATAATCCTTTAGTAGCTATTGATCCAGCATCTCCAGCCTCTTTCTTGGATCAAAAAATTAACGAACTTACGGCTAAAATAGATGAGATTGAAAAAGTGTCGGTAAAGCCAGATCAGATAGATTCTATTAATTCTACTATAGTTGATATGAGCAAATCTCAAGAAGAATCTGTAGTCAAAATTGAAAATGATATATCCGCATTATCGGCACAACAACAAGAAACTGTGGCAAAATTAGATCCTATTGTCACAAATATTCCTAATGAGAGGATCAGTGCCAGACAAGCCAGATTATGGCTAATACAAAACGGTATAGATCCCAACATTATAAATTCTGTTATAGATTCTATAGAAGATCCAATTTTAAGAGAAAGCATACGAACAGAATGGGAATATGCTCCATATATTGAAAGATCATATCAGTGGATAAATTCTCTGGCTTCTCAGCTAGGATTATCGGAAAGTGATCTTGACCGGGCTTTTGCCGAAGGGGCGACTATTTAGTGTATTATATTAGATAAAGGCCAATTTATTATACTGGAGAGAAATTATGAGTTGGAATATAGAAATTCCTATTATAGTTCGTACACTAATTAACGACCTATCTGATACTCCCACTTATAGCGACGAAAGATTACTACAGGTAATTGTTGTTGCTGCTAAGTACGTTCAGTTTGACGTTGTTTTGGATCACCAGTATTCTATCAATGTGGTTAATCCTACTATAACTCCTGACCCAACCGATGACGACGACAGTATTTTTATTAGCTTAGTAAGTCTCAAAGCCGCGTGTATTACCGATCAAAGTACGCTGCGTACAAAAGCTGCTACGGAAGGTATTAGGGCCGCGCTCGGACCAGCACAACTTAGTGTGGCCGGTAGTTTGGCTGGCATTAAAACAATTCTAGAACTAGGTCCGTGTGCAGCATACGACGAGCTTACTAGCCACTGGGATGTGCGCGAGGCTACAGCTATTCGTGCGGTACTGTCTCCATTTGTTGGTAACAAGTTCGACCCAAGATCTATTCGTACAAATTATTCTCGCCATAGAGACTTTTATACCTGATTGGAATATTGTTTATGACAACTCAATTAGATTTTTCTATAGATAGATCAGCAGTAAATTCGCTATCTTTTACTTATACAGATAGTTCGGGTAGTGGCATAGACCTAACCAACTACTGTGTGAGAATATGTATTCAGTCTAACGTTGGCGAATCATACAATAAAACATTTTTGAGTGGAACGGCCAATAGTTCTTATTCTCTTAGTGGAAATTCTAGTGGAGTAATCACATTCATAGTTTCGGCATCAGAAGCCGCAGCTATGACGTTCGATTCTGCAACATATGATCTTGATATTAAAGCTCCGAACGAAGCTTATACCGGTAGTGGTCCAAATATTATCAGATTATATCAGGGCTTTATTACTCCTGTTGCCAGACTAACAGTTAATCCAGATGACTTTAATTGCCCAACACCCACCAATCCATGCTCAACTTGCTGAGAATAAGTTATGAATATAATATCATCAGAACTAAAAGCTTTATTCAACTCTCAAATAGATATGATTTTAGCTGCTGATGGATTGACCGTTCCTTGTTTACTCAAATACAATTCTACCAATACCACATTTTGTAAGAACTGTATCTATGACAAGATAATGAATCAGTCTCTAAATAAGTATAACGGCACCGGACCAGTTAGTTTTCCAGAAGGTAGTATTTGTCCGGTGTGTGGTGGATTTGGTAAAGTGGATTATGACAGTAGTGAAACTGTTTATATGGCTGTTATTCTTGATAGTAAATATTGGTTAAACTGGGGTCCGAAATTTGTAAACACACCCAACATATCTGCTCAAACACTATGTTCTATATCGCTATTAAACAAAATTAATAATTGCACACAAGCTGTACTAAACTCAAATATAGGCTCAAATAATCTATATACCAAAGCTGGCGATCCAACTCCTATGGGTTTTGGTAATCATGATTATATTTTGACAAATTGGATGCTACCATAATGCAAGTTAAAATGAAAGTGATCGAAAGCAATAGCGCCATTCGAACAGCTATGCTTAACGCTTTGTTGGGAGATGTAAACAAAACAATCAACAGTAGCATACCAGCAATTGAAGCCGGAATTAGAAATATAGTAGAGAAAGCAATAAAAGCCGAACCAGAATATGATTCATTAACTGGTGGCGTATTGAGATACGAGTTTGGAATAGCAGACACAACCAGCGTAGATAGGGTGATACAATCTATACTTAGTACTTTACAAGTAACCAAAAACACAATATCTATTACTGGTCTGGGATTCCGCGGCGGATTTAAGTTAACAATGTTGGGTCAAGCGGATTTACAAGCTATAATTAATAGTGGTAACGCTGTTGTAACTGATCTTCGTAGATTCTACAATTTGCCTTGGTTAAAATGGTTATTACTAGAAGGAACAAGACCATTAATTAAAAACTATGAAGTACAACTTGGTCCCAATCCAGAATCTCGTACAGGCTATGCGGTGATGGTGGAGTCGGACGGTGTAAATTGGGCTGTTCCCGCTCAGTTTGCCGGAACAATATCCAGTAACTGGATTACACGAGCATTATCAAGATGCGAAAAAGATATCACGAAACTAATACAACAAACAGTAGAGAATAATGTATGAGTAATGTTAATCAGAATTTTGACAGACTGAATTTTGTCGATAATCTAAACGACACGTTCTACATTAATACTGTGGAAGATAATCTTAAAAGCTTTTTATCTCATGGACTGCTAAATGTTGGTGGATTTGTTAATGTTAACGTGGCAGTTACAGGACTATATAATAACTCATTTAATAAGTTAAAAGTAGTAGAAGATCCAGCATATAAAGCAAATACAGTGTGGGCTACCCCAAAACAAGCGTGGGTTTGGGAAACTGGCATAGATTACAACGGCACCAGTCCTATTAATATTTCTGGACTATATATCAATAATACATTTTATCCCGGACCAACAGGCGTTTTAAACTCTTCATATAAACTAGACTACAATAATGGTCAGGTTGTATTTGATAAGTCTGTGGCCGCAAACTCTAATGTTACCATGAATTACTCATATAGATGGTGCAGGGTTCTGAAAGCGAGCGAATTTGAGGGAAGAAAAGTATTACAAAAATTAAGCTATAAGACTATTAATTCCACCACAGAAACAAACCACAATGTGCAACTTCCTTGCTTAATAGTAGAGGCGATTCCACGAGACACATCCGAAGCTTTTGAACTTGGTTCGCTGGTTACTGTGCGCAAACAAGACTTTATAGTACATATCTATACTGAATCGGATGTTCAGCGTAAAATGTTTGTGGATATTCTTAAGCTTCAAGAAGAGAAGTTTTTAAAGATTTATGACGCTAACAAGGTTTCCGCTTCTGGATATTATGGCCTAAATAACGATGGTTCTCGTAATCCTTCTGGGTTAAATTATAGCCAAATTATTAACAGAAACGACTTGGTTTGGAATACCGCCCTCTTGAGAGACGTAACCTATGTTGATTCGCAGCAAAATGTTTCTTCCACACTTTTCTGGTGTATAGTTAGATTAACTGCTGAAATTATATACTAAATAGTATTCTTCCCTTATTAGAGGATTCTAAAATGCCCAATAATCGTATATTCTACGCCGTACAAGCCATAAAAGTAAGACCCTGCCAACAAAGCGCCACATCAACAGCCTATAATTATGGTACAGAAAGAGTTGTTCGGGGCGTTCAGAGTGTTGGTCTGAATACTAATTTCAATCTGGAACAAGCATATCAACTAGGTCAATTGGATCTTTACTCCAATATTGAAGAAGTTCCTGATGTTGAAATTACAATGCAAAAACTTCTAGATGGAACCAGATTGCTTTACAATATTGTTAATGACGGATCTGGTGCTGTTAGTGGAACAATGGGCGGAGCCACAGCGGGAAGTAATGGTCTTAATCTAACACAGATTGGCGACCGCAGATGCGACGTTGCTCTTGGTATTTGGGACGACGCTTCTATCAATACTAACAGCGGAGCAAGCACATACGCTCTTAGTAGTGGAACTTATGTTAGTAATGTTAGCTATACATTTAATAGCGAAGGAAATTTCACAGAGGATCTGACACTGGTTAGTAATAACCTTAGATGGAATGGGACTGCTGGTATTACCAACTTTAGTTCTGGTCTTCCCGGCGGACAAACCAAACCGGGTATGGCTCGTAGATGGAGTTTGGATACAACCAATAGTATTCTTCCAACAGGAGCTAGTGGAGGTATCTATGGAACATTTGCCAACGGAGAATTGCATCTTAGTAGTGTGACGATTAATTGCAGTCTTGGACGAGAAGCTATCAATCAGCTTGGTCTAAGGGCGCCATATTATCGCTATATTAACTTCCCAGTAGAAGTTACCAGCGAGTTTGAGGTTACAGCAGTTAGTGGAAGTCAAGTTAATGCTGATGACTTCACCAGTCAGACCGGATGTTCGGCAGCTAGTGCTGCTAATTTGGCCGACAAGAGAATCAGGGTTGTACTTTGCGATCCAACATCAACGGCTAGTGGCTATGTGTTTGATCTTGGTAGTACTAATAAGCTAACAAGCGCCAATCAAAGTGCCGGAGATACTGGTGGTGGTAATGTTACAGTAACATATAGTTATCAAACCTTTAATAACTTCTCTGTTAGTAGTACCACAGCGTTTGTCTGATAGATAATAAAAAGACTTAATCACGAGTATTGCGGGCAAACCTAACGGTCACTGTCCGCAATATTTATTGATGGATACGGAATCTTCAATGGACAATATTTCTCATCTAATCTATAGAATTAGTTCTGGTAAATTGTGTTTCTGTTATGACAGTACTGATTACGTACTATATCATCCTTCTATAGAACTAAAGTATGAATCCGAAATTCTATACGACAGTATCATAGAAAACGACTTATATGAAGAATGGATGAGAAAAGATTATTTGTCTCCGATCCTAAATAAACTAGGATTATGGAACGCTTCGCACGATAAGTTATTGTCTCAGACAGAAAAAAGTATAGAGAACATGAAGTATGATCTATACATCAATAGAAACGACCCCAAAAGAATTAAAACAACTCGTAAAGATTTGACCACATACAAAGAATCTCTAAACGAGCTATACGGGAAAAAGCACTACTTAGATAATTTGACGCTAGAGGACCACGCTTTAAGCAAAAAACAAGAGTTCTTGATTAGAAACACACTGTATTATAAGCATTCTAACTCTCGTGTTTTTGGGGATAAATTAGATCTTATTAGTTATAATGAGTACAATAATATTGTCAATACTATTAATGAGTATGCTATATCCATAGAACAATATAAAAGAGTGGCCCGACACGAAATATGGAAAGCAATATGGAATTGCGGCAAAGACAATATCTTCGGCAAACCACCTATAGAACTAACGGAAGAACAACGAACGCTTATTAATCTAAGCATCATGTATGATAGAATTTATGAACATCCAGAATGTCCAAACGAGAATGTTCTAAATGACGACGATATGTTAGACGGATGGATGATATATCAAAAACGACAAGTAGAAAAACAAAAACAAGAAAATGACGCAAACAGTGTATCTAATAGACATGGGAATGCCAAAGAGATATTTATAGTTGCAGATAGGGACGAAGTTGCGGATATTATGGCGCTTAACGGCGCAGAATCTCAGAGGATTATCAAGCAAAGAGAAGCTTTGATCAAGAACAGTAACGAAGAAGGCGTAAATGTAGCGTCATTACCAGACGTACAAATGGATTTACTTAAGCAAAGAAGTAGGATAAGACCATGACAAACGACAATAGAGATTTAGTAATAGCTCTTGCTATTAAGAGATTACGGACCACAATGATCGGATCGATATCAAAATTTGAAAATGTTTTTGGTTATCTATGGGGACACTATAAGGGTCCAGACGAACAACTCACAGACCAAGAAATTTACTTTGATAATATGTGGCAGGATGTCAGGAATAATATCTTGAATCACGGCAATAAACAGATTCGCGCTTTAGAAGAAGATTTGGATACGTTATTAAGAGATAAGCCCAAAGTTACATATAGTTATAAATTCAAGGTGAAAGAGGAGAATGATAATGGCAACTAAAGATTTTACAGTCAATATTGATGGTCAGGATGTGGAATTTATCGTCAGGTCACCCACTTTAAATGATCAGAGGGAAGCCCAGAAAGTTTATAACCAAGCCTTCACAGACGCCGTAACGAGCGGCAGCGTGGTGCGAGCCAAGATGGATGATCTATTAAAGGAGCAGGGCTTATGGAACGACAAGAAAGAAGACGAGTTCAAATCTCTGCAAAAAGAATTGCTAGATAACGAAAAGAAATTAGCGAAAGGAGGTATTAAGCTCGTAGAGGCAAAACAACTAGCTATCAAGATGCAAGAATTACGAGATACTATGAGACAGCTAATTAGTAATAGAACTTCTTTAGATAATCATAGTGCAGAAGGTCAGGCCGATAATAGTAGATTTAATTATCTGGCTAGCGCGTGTATTCTTCGCAAAGCCGATAACTCTAGATATTTTGCTAATCTGGAAGAATATCTGAATAAGGGCGATGATCTCGTGGCTATTGCTGGCGCTCAAACATTAGCCAGTATGCTTTATGGTCTTGATAGTAATTATGAGAAGAATTTGCCAGAGAATAAGTTCCTAACAAAGTATAAGTTTGTTGACGATAAGCTTAGATTTGTTAATAGCGAAGGAAAGCTGGTAGATCGAGAAGGTAGACTTATTAATGAAGATGGCCGATTTATTGATAAAGATGGCAATCTAATAGATAAGTTTGGCAATAGAGTGGACGCTAATGGAGATTTTGTGGTGGAAAGCGAACCATTTCTTGACGATAGTGGAAATCCTATCGTTGAGGCCAAGATCGCCGCAGTTAAGGAAGAGGTTAAAGTTGAACAAAAAGAATGAAAATAGTGTAATATAGTATGATTACTAAATAGAACACCATGTTTCGCCGCATGGTGTTTTTTTATAAGACCTAGGAACTCTACAATATGGCAGCAGCTTTTAATTTAACAGC